TAAAGACAAAACCATCGGTAAAATCATTAAAATGGCAAGTCTTCTTTAGATTCCGCCGGAGCTAATCCTCCAGCTTTAGCCTGAACTTCTTTACCAATTGTAATTCCCAAATAAGGCTTGCCACTTGCTTTTCCTACATTGTTATAAACATTTACATAATGGATGGCCCCATCGGGCAAAGTAATTTGGCCTGTATAATCACCATGCCAATCCTCTGTTTTATTCTCATTTTTAAACGCGCTTCCAGTTCCTGGTTTTGCTACATACTCAGCCATTTAAGTCTCCTAATTGTTTTATTATTGTTTCAATTTCAGCATTCATGGCTATTACAGCCGCTTCAGCTTTTGCTATCCAATCGGCATCCCGATAGATTCTTTTAGTAAATAATCTCAAGTGATCCGGCATTTCAGGATCAAATGAAATTAAATCACACCATTCTCTTTTGCAAACGCAAATTTGCCATTGCACTTGATCATAATAAGTATCAACTAAATCAACTCCGTCTTCCAAAATATGGCCGAGGTGATTTTCCGGGCTTGGACACTTAATTTCTAGCAATCCGTCAGCTCCAATTAATCCATCCGGACTGCAACCGGCCATTGGAATGATCCAATGATCAACAAAACTTACTTGATCAACCATCACATTATTGCGAACCTCGTATAAGACCCTTGCAAGCGGCTCCAGCTCGATTCCGCGTTTCATTAAGGCCGTCTTATAGGATTCAATCCGTTTGCCCGTTATACGCTCGCGTATGAGTTCGTTTTTATATTTTTTGCGAGTTAATGATTCTTTTCCGCCTCGGCCTTCCGTTAAAAGTAAAGAAATCTTACTTCCGGAAATTTTACCAAGCTTTTGAAGGAACCACTCTTCACTTCCTTGTTGTATGTCCATAGAAATACCTTCCCATTGCAAATTGATTAATAGGTTCCATATCATTTTGTCTTTTAAGCCTTAAATAAATAGTTTGCACTATCCATTGAATTCTCATTGATTCAGATTGTGGATAAATTTTGTGAGCTTTAGCCATTAATGTATTCATGATAAAAACGCCTTCATGTTATCTTTAGCTTTTACAATAAATCCTTGGCGCTGTATGTCATTTTTAAAATCATTCATTGCGACCATATAGCTTTTTTGAAGCTCATCTAAAGACTTGCTATTGTTAATTCGATCAATATGATCTTGCGCATTTAAAATAGTAGCGTGGCCATCATCATCCGTATCGGAATACAGGCCTAAAAATGCGGCAAGGCTATAACGGCGAATATAAGAAATGGCGCTTCCTACCGCCTGGGCGTCTTGCTTTTGTAAAGGGCAGACGGCGGTATCCTCGATCCACTCGCCTGAACTATGGATTAAGCGCGTAGTAAGATGAAGTTTACTGTCGTCTGAAGGGCTTAAAGATTGAAGGAATGCAATGCCATTATTATTAAGAGCTGGCTTAATTGCATCAATAATAGAATTTATATTTGCGTATTTAGATTTAAAATGTGGGTTCGTAGAATCTTTAATTGCAAACTTAATTTCTTTTTGAGCCGATACTAATGCCTCGGCGATATGCTTAATGCTTTCGCTTGTTTTCATCTTGTCTTATCCTTTTATTTTTATACTACATTTTCTATTGTCGCATCATATATGCGCCTAGCCCATGGATTGCGATCATGATTTGCGTGAACAAAATAAGCCATGTCTGAAATCACTTTATTAATTTCTTGACGAGAGCGGCCCATTTTGTCATCTTTTGGATCGTTCATAATTTCATGAAGCTTAGAAAGCAATACTCCGTTGCCTTCAAAATCAGCATAAAGATCGCCAAAATTTTTGCATTGGAAAGTTAAATAATATTCAACAAGCTCGGCAATATTTTTAATTTCCTCACTATCATCAAAAAAATCAGGATCAGGTTGATGAAGGGCCTGAATATGAATTTTATTTTCAACTATTTGGTCAGCCATTGGAGCCTCCGTAAGTGATTGATTTGCCGCCATATTAAACCCCTTTCCACAAATTGTCTAGTAAAGGATATAACACATATAACCACAGGCCGCAATAGGCCCAAAAAGCCGTTGCAAAAATACAACCAAGAATTAAATCTTTTTTCATTATTCGTCCCCTATTTGTGATTGATATGGATCAATTTGTGATTGCACATATTCAAAATTATTAGATTGAGTATTAAGTTTAAGCTTTGATTGCGGTAAAACAAACTCATATTTATTTTCAATCCAATTTAATTTAAGCTTAGCTTCTTTAGGCGCATAATTCCATTGGCCTTGAATCCAATTATAACGAAGCTTTGCTGGCTCCCCAGCGAATGATACGATAGGGAGCGCGATTAATAATGCGGTTAATAGTTTCATTCAATAGTCGCTTTTTCTAAAATATATTCAGCGGCTTCCTTATTAGGCACAAATAAATATCTTTTGCCTAATAAATCCTCAGATTGCTCATGAATAAGATCATTTACAAAATCGCAAATTTGAAAATTATTAACTTCTTTAATTCTTTGAGTTTTAAAATCCAAAATAAACATTATGCGGCCTCCTCCTCAGCTTGAAAATGCCTGGCTATTTCCCACCAATCAACGTCATCAATAAATTGCAATGCGTAATCGCACATTAAAGTGGTATCAAAGCCAGCATTCATAGCATCAAGCGAAGATTGCTCAAAATAATCTTGGACATAGCGTCTTAAATCTTGAGATATTTCAAAAGTGTGTTTTTCATCGGTAAAACTAGCCAAATCATGGCCATCAAAAATTTCAAGATTAACGCGCCAAGTGGCGTAATTTTTCCATCCGTTATAATTTGACATGATTGGCCCCTTATTTATAAGTGCAAAATGAAATTAGCTTATCGATAGTGGCTAAATCAACATTTTCCATATCAACTTCATACCAATCATTTTCATCCATGCTGGGATTGCCATGAAATAAAATTGGGGCGCTATAAAAAGCAAATTTATTTGATGCACCCGATACTAAAGGTTCATAATCAGAGGTGTAAGCATTGCCATCAATAACTAATAAGCCATTGTTTTTAATGCAAGCTGTAAGGTTGAATGAATTTTCCATAGTTCAGTTTTCCTTTTCTTTTGTTGTTTTATAAAAATTACATGATTACTTTATGCCATTAGTTAAAAAATGCAACATTTATAGGTGCTTTTTTGTTAAAATTGGTGTAATCTTTGATTTTTATAGGAAAAGACATGAAAATAGAGCAAAAATCCATTGATTTACTCATTCCTTATGCCAAAAATGCCCGCATTCATAATGAGGCCCAAATAGCCCAAATTGCTGGCTCTATTAAAGAATTTGGGTTTAATAATCCTATTTTAATTGACAAAGATAATGGCATCATTGCGGGCCATGGCCGCGTTTTGGCCGCCAGGAAGCTTGGCCTTAAAGAAGTGCCAACAATTCAGCTTGATCATCTATCTGAAACACAAAGAAGGGCCTTTATCTTGGCCGATAATCGAATTGCTATGAATTCCCATTGGGATGAAGAAATTTTAAGCCTGGAGCTATCTGATCTTAAACATGCCCTAGACTTAACTGATTTAGGATTTGAAGTAGCAGAGCTAGATAAATTAATGAATGGCATTATTCCACTAGATGAAATGCCGGATTTAAGGATTGGCGATAGAGAGCCAATTCAGCAAATGACATTTAAACTTCATGATGATCAAGTTGATACTGTGGATCAGGCCATTGAATATGTTAAAAAGAATTTTGATATTAAAAATGAATTGAATGAAAATTCTAATGGCAATGCCCTGGCAATGATGGCCGAATTATTTATGACGCAAAATGCTCACGGCTAAAGACATCCATGTAGCTCCAATATCGTCCCAGGACGCAAATGATCTCGTGAGGCGATACCATTATTCAGGTAGAGTCGTGCAAAATTCACAGCTTCATTTAGGCGTATTCTTAAATGGAAAGCTAGAAGGGGCCATGCAGTTTGGCAATCCAATTGATAAAAGAAAAGTCTTACCTTTTGTAAAAGATACAAAATGGAATGATATGCTAGAGCTGAATCGAATGGCATTTTCTGACGTGCTTCCTAGAAATTCAGAATCAAGAGCTTTAGGAATTGCATTTAGAATGATTAAAAAGCATTACCCTAATATTGAATGGATATTATCTTTTAGCGATGGAACGCAATGCGGCGATGGCACAATTTATAGGGCATCGGGATTTGTATTAACTGGCATTAATAAAAATTCTACAATTTATCAATTACCAAATGGTGACACAGCCGCGAAGCATGGCACATCTAAAATAGATTTTACTGGCGCTAAAAGGATGGAAGGCTATCAATTAAGATATATTTATTTCCTGAATCCTGAAGCTAAAAAAAGATTAACAGTCCCAATAGTTCCATTTTCAAACATTGCGGCCATGGGAGCTTCAATGTATAAAGGTCAAAAGCGTGAGAAGCTAGGCGATGATGGCGACCAGCCACACAGCGATGGTGCAACACCAATCCTCACGCTCCAAACATGAGAGATCATGAGCATATCGAACAATCGATGCTGGTTAAATGGTTTCGATTTCAATACCCGCAAATATATAAATGTTTGTGGGCTATTCCCAATGGTGGTTTAAGAAAAATCACAACGGCTATAAGATTAAAACAGGAAGGCGCCCTAGCTGGCGTATCAGATTTATTTCTAATGATCCCAAAAGGTGAATTTCATGGGATGTTTATTGAAATGAAGGCCCCAGGCGGAAAATTACAGCCAAATCAAAAAGAATTCCAATTGCTTGCTAAATCAATGGGTTATGAAGCTGTAACTTGTTATGGGTATGAGGAAGCCAAGGAATCCATAAAAAAATATTTGCAGTCATAGCCTTTTTGCTTTAAAGTCTTTTCTAGCACCACGATAAAACAATATAAAAAAAGGCCTTAAATGCACTATTATCCGCACAACATTGCAGATTACCGAAAAGATACAAGCCATTTAAGCTTACTTGAACATGGATGCTATCACCAATTATTAGATCAATATTATTTAAATGAACAACCGCTTCCTTTAGATGAATCTAAATTATTCCGATTAATTAACGCAAGGACTGAAGATGAAAAGATTGCTATTAGGCTGGTGCTTGACGATTTCTTTGATAAAACTGAAGATGGTTTTATTCATTCAAGGTGCGATCTTGAGATTGAGAAGTTTCATTTAATCGGTGAGAAGGCCTCAAAATCAGCACAAAGACGATGGGGTAATGCCAAGGCAATGCCAACGCAATGCCAAGGCAATGCCAAGGCAATGCTAACCAAGAACCAAGAACCAATAACCAATAACCAAGAACTAATAACCAGTAATAACAAGTCTATAGATCATTTTAATGAATTTTGGCTGGCTTACCCTAAGAAAGTTGGCAAGGAATCCGCCCGCAAGGCGTGGGATAAGATAAGACCAGACATTGAAGTAGTCTTAACCGCACTGTCATGGCAAAAGGAATCAGATCAGTGGTTTAAGAATGGAGGGCAATTTGTTCCTAATCCGGCGACGTATTTAAATCAACACCGGTTCGAGGATGAAAGGCCTAGTCGATTAACATTTTAGGAAAGACTAATGTTAAATGAAATCTTATGTTTATCACAAGTTATGTTTGGCGAAGCTCGCGGTGAGCCTGATATTGGAAAAGTGGCAGTTGCTTATACGGTCATTAATCGTAAAGCTGACCCAAATTATCCGAAAAGTATTTGTCAGGTGATCAGACAGCCTTATCAATATCAATTTATTAATGACTATGGAATTCCAAGTCAAACGCAAGTGGCTTATTTAATGCCATTAGCTGAAGCGATATTAAAAGGCCAAATTAATGATCCTACAAAAGGTGCGAAATGGTTTCATACTAAAAAAATAAAACCATTTTGGGCTAAACAAAAAGATATTAAAGTTGCTTTAGGTAATCATATTTTCTATTAATAAAAAAGGACAAGATATGACAGGAAATAACACTATGGGAAATTTAGAGGCATGGGTTCGCCAGCTTAATGGCGAACTTAATGTCAAAGAATATAGTAAGCCTTCCGAAGCTACTAAAGCAGATATTATTAAGGAATATCATGCTTGCTTAAATGCTGACGGATGTTGCAAATTAACTCTTACTAATTCTAAAAGTAAAAACATTAGGATTAGGCCGCATTTTAGATTAATATTTGATAAAGAAACATTTAATATAAAATCTATTGAAATGTTAGAGCATGAAAAGGAAATAAATTATGTCAGTTCACGTTTTGTTTTTGGTCTTTAAAATTGTTGGGGTTATTCTTTGGGTTGCAATTTTTATCACTATGGCAATATTCTTTTACGAACTTTGGAACAAATTTAATGATTGAAAAAATTTTAAATATGACAATTAAGACTTTAATTTTTGGAGGTATCTTTGGATTAGTTAGCGCAATTGATTTAATAATTCAATTGATGTTTTTAAGATGAGTCATATATTAATTATTATTACAGGCCTTATTTATTCATATATAAGCGTTGAACAGTTTTGGCTGGGAAACAATGGCATGGGTATTTGCTATTTTGGTTATGCTTTAGGCAATGCGGGTTTATATTTAATGGCTAAATAAACTAGAGGAAAAAATGACTACTTTTGAAAAGATAAGAGAAATAATTGCAAAAAATTTTGATATAGAAATTGATAAAATAAAACCTGAATCTACTTTTGAGGAATTAGATATGGATTCAATGGATATGTTTCAGCTTGTATTTTTAGCTGAATCAGAGCTTCAAATTGAAGTTAAAGATTTGCCTGAAGGAGCTACAACAATTCAAGATGTAATTGATGCAATTGAAAAGAGCAAGGCATGATTAATCTTGATAAAATAGGTTTTATGGACATGATGAATACAGTGACAACGTTATATTCAAAACCAAAGTTTGATAAAGATACTTTAAAAGTTTGGTATGCAAAGCTGGAAAGGTTTGATTTTCATACAGTAGCAAAAGCTTTTGATGCTTACGTTAATCAATACTCAATTATGCCAACGCCGGCTGACATTATTAAGATATGCAAACAGCCCTCAATTGAATTTACAAAATTGTCAGCTCCCAAGCTTTCTCAAATAGAAAATAAATTTCATGCAGATAAGCTATTGGCTGAAGCGCAAAAGCGAATGCCTAAAGACGATGAAAAGAAGCTTAAAGAGATGAGAGCATGGGCGCATCGCATCATGGCCAATCCCAAAAAATATCCAGCTATTTCATTGCAATTTGCTGAACAGGCTTTACGCGTAAAATGAAATGGAAAAAAATAGATAATTATGCAATTGGCGCAGATAATTATACGATTGCTAAAGTAATTGTTGCGGGAAACGCAAAATATGTATTGTGGGAGGTGCCAAATAAGATAGTAAAGATATTTAATACAGCACAGGAAGCTAAAAATGAAGCAATGGAACATTACAAAAGAGAACCTTCCATTTCTGATAAAGCATATCCATTCACTAGACCTGACGGAACAGTGGGTGGTGGATATAAAAAAGAAAAAAAAGGGACGTAGCAATGAGCAAAACGCTAGATTGTTTGGCTATCTTTATCCGAGCCTGTCAAAACATTTTGGTTATGATGTTGATACTTTACATAATTTATTGCGCTTTAAATTCCTTAAAGATGAAAAGATCGTTAATTATCAATCAATGTCCACAGTTAAAAGCACGGCTTCTTTATCAGTGCAGGAAATGAATGATTACATGGTTCAAATAGAAGCATGGGCGATTGATATGGGATGGACGCCTGATTGAATAATTGGATTTATAAATTAACAGATCATGAAATGCAGATTGCCATTTATCTTGGCAAGTTAAGATGTCTTACAGCTAGGGATGATGCTTCAACGGATGACACTGGCATTAAAAAAACTTATGAAATAAGAGAACAGCAAAACATTGTGGCTTGCATAGGCGAAATAGCAGTAGCGCGGCTTTTAAATGTTGCATGGACGGCCATGGCATGGAAAGAGCCTGACATTGCCGGATATATTGAAGTTAGAAGCGTGATTGAAGACTGGCACAATCTTATTGTAAGATTTTATGACAAAGACAATGCGCCAATGGTTTTAGTCTACGTTAAAGATAATCAATGCGAAGTAAAAGGATGGGATTTTGTATCAAATGTAAAAGAAAAAGGGATTCATACTAACGAAAGGGGCGTTCCTTATTGGCGCACTAAAAAAGGGCATCAATTTCGACTTATGGACGAATTATTAGCAAGACACTTAGCTTATCAATTAAAGCTTCATGAAAATAAAATATAAATTATGCTAAAATTGGCGTTCATTTAAGGAAATGATATGAGCAAAACAATACAAGAAGCAGTTGATTATTTAGTGGATCAGACATTAATGATGAATAAAGAAATTTCAAGCTGGAACTTTCCTGTAGCTGATATTGATAGAATGTTAGGTGATCCAAAAACTACAATTATGCAACGCAATATGCTTCAGATACTTAAAAGCAATGCCAACGGCACCATTAAACACTAAATGTCGAGAGCTGGGATGTAAGAATCCTAAGACTGGTCGATCAACATTTTGCAATGATCACGGAGGTGGCATTACAGAAAAAGGAAAAGAAAATAGTAAATTATATTCAACTTCTTTTTGGAAAAAACGCAGGGAAATTCAATTAAGCAAAAAGCCATTATGCGCGGCTTGTTTGTTAGAGGGCCGAGTAGTTTCGGCAATTCATATTGATCATGTATTTCCGCATAGACAAGATAGCGACAAATTTAGAAATAATTTATTTCAAAGCTTGTGTCAATCGCATCATACATTAAAGACGCAAGATGAAAATAAAGGAAAGTATTTTTATTATTCACCAAATGGAATCATTGAATATACCGACGCTGATTATGCCTATGAAATTATTAACCAAACAGAATTTACGCAAGATTTATAAATTATGCGCTTCATTGCCTCCGTTTAATGAATATCAAATGCCTCAACCTCATAAAATACAATTTAGCGTCATAGATACTGGTGAAGTTTTTGGCTATTTTTATACAGAGCCAATGAGAATTGAGATTGACAAAATGTGTGATTCATTCGATCATATATTTCAAACAATGATGCACGAGTGCATTCATGTTGCATTATATAAAGCAAATCATTCTGATTTTGATCAGCATAATTTAAAATTTAATCGATTGGCCAAAAGAATATGCGATATATATAAATTTAAATTGGAGGATTTTTAATGGGAATAGTTGATTCAGTTGTTGGAATAGTAGGCAATGTTTTAGACAGAGTAATTCCTGATAAAAATGCTAGAGAAAAAGCTAAAGAAGAACTAGGAAAAGCAATTAATGATCAAGATTTTCAACTTGCAATTGAGCAAATTAAAGTTAATGCTGTCGAAGCTCAATCGGAAAATGTTTTTAAATCAGGATGGAGACCGGCTATCGGATGGGTTTGTGGTATTGCTTTTGGATTGCATTTTGTCATATTTCCACTTCTTAATTGGTTTCTTATTGTATTTTCCCAGGCTCCAATTATAGTGCCATTTCAAATGGATACATTAATGACAGTTCTTGGAGGATTGTTAGGCCTTGGAGGGTTAAGAACTATTGAAAAAATTAAAGGCGCGGCGTGATAAAATTAACAGATAATTTTAGCTTAGATGAATTTATTTTTTCAGATTTAGCAATACGTCATGATATTAATAATAAGCCTAATGGTGATGTAGTTGTAAATTTAACTAGATTAGCAAAATTATTAGAACAAGTAAGATTACTATTTAATAAGCCAATTATAATAACTTCCGCTTATAGATCGCCTGAAGTGAATCATATACTAGGATCAAAGCCATCAAGCCAACATTGTATTGGATGCGCGGCTGACATTAAAATTATTGGATATACTTCAAACGAAATAGTTAAAGTTATACTAAAGTCAAACATTCAATATGATCAGCTTATAAGAGAGTTCAATTCATGGGTTCATATATCTATTCCTAATAATGAAACTATTAAGCCTAGAAGGAATGCGCTTATTATAGACAAGGCAGGCACAAGGCCTTATGAATGAGTATGCCCTATGCTATTTGTTATGTATGTTAGACTATGTTAGGATTGCAATTGCAATAGCATTGATTGTTTATATGATAAGAGAGGAAAGTCATGGATAGAACAGCAATATTAAAGCAGGCTAATGAATACATTACTAAAGATAGGCAGGTTACTCACGGATCGCCTGAAGCTAATTTTAAAACAATAGGCGACTTATGGAGTGCTTATTTAAATTATAAAATTAAATCAACTGATGTTGCTATGATGATGGCTCTACTTAAAGTCGCACGTTATAGACACAATCCTACTCACGCTGATCATGCTATTGATCTTGCTGGTTATGCGGCCATTGCAGGCGAGCTTGGAACATTATCAACCGAAACCCTTACTACGAGCTAAGTCTATGAATAACTTAAATATTTTGAGAAGCTTAAACAAGCAAGCGCGAAAGCAAACTCCCGCAAATGGAATTCAGGGAGGGGGAGCTAAGCTATGAGCCAGCCACGCAATAAATTACCGCCGGAACTTCATATTGTATCGGGAACTAAAGGAATGAATCAGGGAAAAGTTTTACCTGACGAATTAATTACTAGAATTCCAAAAGCTTACTGGTTAGAAAATCCTGACTTGTGGGACGAGGATAAATTTATTTCTGAAACTTCAGAATTTTTATTTAAAGCCTATGGAATTGGGGCTGATCAATATCAGCATACTTTAGGAATGCTAACAGATCATATAACGACCTACGTTCAATGTAGAAAAGGTATGCAAAAAATGCCATTGATCGTGCAATATAATGACGGCAAAACTATGGGGCCAAACCCATTAGTTTCTTTAAGGGATAAAGTAACTCCCAGGATTATAACTTTAATGAATGAGCTTGGCCTTACTCCAAGGGGCAGGTTATCCGGAGCTGGCACAGAGGATTTAGATTTGGGCGATTTGATGCGAGGCCCTGATCAGCTTAAAAAATAATGGATTATTCTGACGGCATTCAATATGCCATTGATGTTACTAAAGGCAATATTGAAGTATGTAAAGACGTTCAATTAGTTTGTCAAAGATTCCTGGACATGATGGCCAATCGCCATTGGGAATATGAATTTGTGTCTGACTATGTTGATCACTTTATATCTTTTGCTAGGGTATTAAAACATACTAAAGGCCCCGATGCTGGCACTCCTATAAAAATGGAGCCTTTCCAAATATTTGCTATTTGCGCCATCTATGGATTTAGGGCCAAAAAAGATCACACAAAAAGAATGACTACGGATGTGATTATTTTTATTCCTAGAAAAGCCGGCAAATCTACATTTACCGCAATGATCTCATTGTATGAATTAAGATATGGTGAAGCTGGAGCCGAAGTATTTACTTTAGCAACTAACAGAGATCAAGCTTCTATTGTATTTGATGCGGCAAAAGGCATGGTAGATGCTATGCCATCCACAGCTCAAAATTGGTTTAATGTATCGAAATATCAAATTGGAAAAAATGGCGATAGCCAGTCAGTATTTAAAGCTTTGTCCAGGGACAATAAAAAATCAGGCGATGGCAAAAATGCGTCTTGCGCTATCATAGACGAGGCGGCTCAAATTGTTGATAGAAATTCAATTGAAGTTATACATTCCGGCATGGTGGCTAGAAAAAATCCTTTAAGGATTTATATTACGACAGCTAGCTTTACAAAGGAAACAAAATTTTTTGAGGATATGTCAGCCTTCCAATCCATGCTTCACGGCGAAGCGCCTGACAATCCAAAATGGTTTGGCCTTCTTTACGGCCTTGATCCAGCGGATGATTGGCGCGATGAAAAGATTTGGCATAAAGCTAATCCTATGCACGGCATTTCTATTTATCAGGATGCTATTAAAGAAAGAGCCGCCCAGGCCGCTTTAAAGCCAGCCGCTTTAAATGAATTTTTATGCAAAACTTTAAATGTATATGTAAGCGCAAATAGCGCCTGGATTGATCGAGATTATTGGGATAAATCTATTGGCGAAGTAAAGCCTGATCCTGAAGCTGTATTTATTGGATTTGATTTGGCGGCCACTCGCGATTTAAATGCTGTATGCACTTTAAAAAGATATGCTGAATTTGATTATTTTGCAGAGTTTAAATTTTTTTTGCCGGAGGAAGGGCTTGCTTTAATTCCAAGCCATTATCGATCCATATTTGATCAGGCTGTAAGATCAGGAATTTTAAAGATTACTGAAGGCAATGTAATGGACGATCGAGAAGTATCAGATTATATAAAAAATCAAGCCTCACTATACAATGTAAAAGAAGTGGGTTATGATGCTTATAATGCGGCAAGTTTAATTGCAAGGCTTCATGATAGTAGCATCCCAGTTAAAAAAGTAGGGCAAGGCATGGCGGTTTTATCTAATCCGTCAAAGCATACTGAAAAATTAGTAATGAACTATCAAATTAAACATGATGGGAATCCTTTTCTTGGGTGGCAATTAGGAAATTGTGAATTGTATGAGGATGTGAATGGGAACATCAAAGTAAGAAAAAATGAGGCAGATAAATCAGCAAAGGTTGATGGTATAATCGCGCTCATTATTGCTAT